AACTCTTGTTCATTGCTAGACTTTTTATAATCTTCTCCTCGTCCGTAGTGCCAATAATAAATCTTACCCCCAATCGGAATGGATTCAACAATTCTTGCATGATCAAAATCAATTGTATCACCAGTAATGTAAGATCCATACAATTGGTTAAGATCCTTACTGACGGAGTTTACAAATCTGAAGGGTGGCAAGATCTGTCCGATCAATCCAGAGCCAAGACCTTCCCTAGTAGTTTGCATCCTTACAAACTTTGATGCTCCGCCCATGGTTAAGAAGTTTTCAATCACGTGATCTTCAAACTTAGTTTCTTTCCCCAACATCCAGTCTTTCAGTTCATCCGCGCCTGCATTCGCAAGTGTAAGTAAACTTACCAGCTTGATCATGTTACCAATTCCTTCAATAACCTGATCCCGTTCACCCGTTTTAATTTTGTGCCAAGCCTCATTTCGGAAGACATCAAACTGCTTAAGTGTGTATGTCTTGAGCATATAAAATACTCGACCATTTCCACTCTTGAGATATTGCTCTGACATTTCAAAGTCAAGCAACCTATGGTACAGTAACATCTTAACGTTGTCTGTAGGATTATCTGCAAGCAAATCATTTATTACACTTTCAGACTGTGTGCCAAAGATCGGTTTGATTTGCTTCAACAATGCTTGCCTTCCAGCCTCTGTACTGGCCATAGCTTTGTAGTTGCTAAACGCATTGTTGATTAATGTCTCTTTGCCTATCGAGTCAATACGTTCAAGCTGCACTTTTTTGAATACCCAACTTACTGCATTCCCCAACGTAGTTCCGTCTGCAAACTCCTGAGCTATCCTTTCAATTCCGAGGTCTTCCTTAGTTATTTCAGACTTCTTAGTTATGGCTTTACCGACATTCTTAATTGTATCAGCTAAGCCACGTGGTGTCCATACCTTGCCTACATACATTGCCCAGGCCAAATCACCGATCTGAGTCAGTGCAGATATTGGCGAACCCATTACGTCGATGTATGACATATTTTTGTAGGCATTAACTATTCCTGTAGCTCCATGCTCATGGAACCTAGCATCAAGAATATCTCTAACTACTTTTTCATCATCTGCTTGGATTCGACCAGACATTCGAAGATCATTAATATATGTTCCAATATTCTCAGTATAGTCACGCTGAAGTTTGTACTTATCCAATTCTTGTTCGATTCGCAATAAGTCACCAGAAACATCTTCTATGCGCGTAGCATTGTTGGATTTTTCATACTCTGTGAGCATTACCTGCTTTCGTTTCTTCTCAGTCTTTAGTGTTGCTATTCTTTCTGGAACCTTACCAAAGAAACGTCTAGCTTCAATTTTCTTTGTCATACTATAGATGTATTGCATCAATGCTGCATCACTATCCATGTAGAACTTATTCAATTCTGGTGGAACAGTTTCATATTGCCTGGCTTGAATATTGCCTGGTCCACCAATACCGAGGTTCCTGCCAAGGATTGTGTTGCTTGCAATATCGGCTGCTTGTTCAGGATACTCAATTTCAAACTTTTCAACTGTCATTCCAAGTTTGTCTGCATAAACTTTGATTGCATCAGTAATAACTGGTCGCTGAGAAATTCCTTTAGTAGCCTGCAAGAATCCTTCCTGATCTTTAATTATGCGAGGCCAGTATTCTTCGATAAAACCAACATCATAACCAACATCAATTGCATCTTGTCTAATTTGATCTAAGACTGCTCGCAGCTTTTCCTGATCAGCGGTCATGTTGTATTTTTCTGCAATTTCTTTTATCTTAACCTCGTCTGAGTTTCTCCTAGCTGCATCCCAAACAAACTTGTCTTGCGGACTCATTTGTTTAGTCTTCTCCAGGAGTGGATGTGCAATCCGTAATGCAGTTACAATCTTTTGTGCAGTCCGAAAGTCTAGGTTTCTAATTTCTGAACGGAGCATAGGATCTACGTTCTTAAGCCTAGTTGATATAGACCCCAATCCCTTGTCAATGAGCTGCTTAATTTCATGCCCACGCATACGAAGAGTCTGGCCGATTGTACGAACTAAACTATTTCGTTCGCTGAACATTTGCTGATAAACATCATCACTGATCTTCTGAACTGTTTCTTCACGAACCTCGAACATCGGCATACCTTCACGGAGTGCCTCAGCTTGACGATCATAAAGCTTTCCACTTTCTACTTCACGAGCCAATCCAGAAACAGTCTGCTTACCAAAGCTTAGCATCTGCTGAAAAAAGTCCATTACTCGTTGAATCACTTTACCAAACGCAGTGTTGCGATATTCAGCTCTGTTGACCATAATCTGAGCAAACATGTTCGCACGATTTTCAACCATCCGCTGCTTCTTATTCTCATTCTCACTCTTCTTTGGATCATTATAAGTACTAAGAGCAAAATCAAGCTTACCTGCCTTTCGCAGCTTGTTAAACTCCCTATTCAAAGCGCTATCATCTGCTTCTGTAATCAATCCAAGATTGTCAAGGACATGCTTGTTTTCATGCCAAAGAGTCTTATTGTCTGCAAAGTTCTCATCAAGAAGAATTTCATTACCCGTTGTAATGCCAAGGATCTTTCCATCCTTTGACATTTGCCCAGTTTCAATTGCTAACTTAACAAATCCTTGACCAGCATTTTGAATGCTATTAATTGTTAATCCTTGGCCATTCTTGAACTTAACTGATATTATTCCATCAGGAGATTGTGTTATTTCTTGTCCAGGGAAATCTAGTTTAATATCATCAAGACTTACTTTACCTAATGCTTCTTGATTTTCAGTTGCTTGAAACTGAGAATTATTATTTTGTTGTTTTGTGGCTATAATAATATTCCCTTTTCTTATAACTAACCCTTTACCAAATACTTCTTCTATCTCTGCTACATACTCTTCTGTCTTCATACCAGTCTGATAAGAATCACGATTCTTAACTTCTCCAGACTTTGGCGCAGTATACATAGAAAAAAATGCATTACCACCATTCTTAATACTATCAAATGCTGTAGCAATAGTTGCAATCCTACCTTCTTTTGTAGGTATTACATTTAATACATTACTAATAGTTGCTGTATCTGCTTTGCCTCCACGTAAGGAAGATTCTGCTGCAAGATTATGTTTATCATCTCGATTAAATCTATCCCAAACAATATTTTTTATTCCCTTATTAAATAACCAATTAGTAATTTGATCAAATTTACCTCCACCTATATCAGCATTAATTGGACCTAATTTAATTTTTCCTTCTTTAAAAGCACTAAAAATAATAGGAGCTTTTTTCTCTGGAGTAGGATATGAAATCGAAGTGGCTGCACTAGATACTTCTTGTTGTGGTGTTGTCCAAGCTTTTGATTCACTTACTTGAAACTGTGGAGCACCTGCAACTTGTTGTTCATTAGTGAACCCACTCTGCAAACCCCTAGGCAAGTTTCTAGGAACCTCAGTTTGAACTGCCTGCCTATTTGTGGCCTGAACATCTCCGAGATCTTTAGCAATTTGTTGAAACCAAGCCTGGCGTTTGTTTTGTTCAGCTAAAGATGGAGCAACATTTTGCTTTGCCCCAACTTGTGATGCTGTATCACTTTTGACATTACCTTCAATATTAGCAAGCTGCGTCTCAAAGAACTTCTTCCTCATAAAGGCTTCCGTCCCAGGAGTCATTTCTTCCTGGCGAAGATTCAATTCCTTCTTAACACCCTGCCAATAATTTTCAATAATCTTTCTTTCTTCAGGAGTAAAACTATTATTTATATATGTCTTTACATAATTTACATAATCTTGAATTTGCCTTAGATTATGTTCTTCTTCAGGAGTTCTTGAAGGTGCCTGATCATTTAAAGCTGCCCTATCTTGAGATTTATTTGCAATTATTTGATTTGCATAATCAGCTATAGATTTTGGAACTATTTCACTTTCTATAACTTCTGCTGATTTAGCAGCATCTTTTTCTATACCAACCTTCTCTCCTACATTTACTGTACCAAAAAGTTCCTCAAGATATTTCTGCCTACCATCTCTAGTAGTGTATGGAGCAAAGGCCTTCTTAACCTCAGGAGTTTCTTTATCAAGTAACTCATTACGCCTTTTGTTCAATGTAATAAGTTTATCTTCAATTACTTTTCTTTCTTCTGCACTTGGTGAAGTCTTAGCATCTAATGCATAAGGATCAAACTTACTATTATATTGTTCAGAGAGAGTTGTAATCTCCTTATCAATATTTGTAATTCTTTCATTAAGTTGGCTTGCAGATTCATACCTATGAGTAGATAATTTATTTTCAATATCTCTAACCTGCTTCTCTTCAGGAGAAAGCGTTTCATATTCTTTCTTAGCAAGTTCTTCTTTCTTCTGGATTCCAGAATTAATCCGATCTAAGAGACTTTGATTATTTTTATTCTCCTCAACAGTCTTTCTAATTAGTTCAGCCGGATCAACATTTAACTCTCTTGCTTTCTGATCAAGTTTATAAGGATCATCAATAATTTCTTTATTCAAGTTAAGAGTATCATTTAAAGTTTGAACACTCTTACTAAGTTCATCTTCTTTCAAATTGAGAATATTAGTTGCTCTTCGGTCAAGCTCAAGCTCTGCATCAGTCTTTTCAGGTCCAGGATCTTTAGCTTGTGCAGAGAATCCTGCATTAACTGCTGCACCGGCGCCACCGCCTATTGCACCTGCAGCCATACTCTCAATAATTCGTTCAACATTATCAGCAGTCAGTAACTTCTCATCTGTATTCGCTACAGTATTAAGTACACTAAGCAGCTCCTGGCCACCTTCCTGCAATGCTTCTTGAGGAATATTTGTAAGCAACTCCTTTGCAGATCTCTTAACTGTTCCAGTAGATCCCTTGCTCAAGGCATCAACAAAAGTATCTACCAACTTACTATTACCACCAGCAAATTCTAATGATGTTGCCAGAGCTCCGAACAGCAAGGCAGTCTCAGGAGCATCAATGCCCTTTTCTTGCAGCATCTCTGAGTACATTCCACCAGACTCAAGAGGCATAACTGAACCGGCAATACCAACCTTACCACCAAACTTCTTCAGTGCTTGGCCCGTAAGTTGTTTCCTTACTTGAGCTTCTGTCAAATCTCCAATTCCACGCTTAATCGACTGCTTGACAGTTTCATCAATTCCTTTCTTAAGCAAAGTTCTACCTGCCAAACCTCCGGCAACAGTACCTGGACCAGGAGCAACAACAGATCCTATACCAGCACCAATCGCAGCTTCAGCCATACTTGGAACAAGTTCACCTAAGGTTCCTTGTGCCCAGTCAACAGCACCACCAATACCAGTCTTACCGGTAAGACTGGTATTGGTGGAATGCTTTGCAGGATATTGTTTTGCCTCTTCAATATTTCGTTGATATCCTTCCATACCAAAATCTTGAATAGACTGTCCAACAGATTCTGCACCAAGTTCTTTAAGTCCTTTCCCTGCAAGAGCAGTAGCGCCATAAGCAGATGCCTGAAGATTCTGTAGACCTCTCTTCACTCCAGGAATAAAATCAGGCGCATCTTCTGGAACAGTAGCTGAAGCAGAACTATCTTCCATAAATTGCTTATAAGGACTTTCTTCTTTTTCATCAATAAGAAACTGCTTATATGGACTTTCAGTTATTTCAGGCATTTATCACGCTCATCTGAAAAGTTTTTACTTACGTGCATTTATTAAACTAATTAAGTATAGCGATAACTAATTACCACTACTCCATCGGTCATTAAGCATCTTTGCCAATTGCTTTCTCGCTTCTCCTGGAGGCATACTATTAAGAGTTGCAATTGCTTGTTCATGAGGCATTGAAGAAAAATATTTCTCATAAATCATTTGTGGTTTTTGTCCACTATTCAGATCAGTAAGTATAGCATTTTGCGGACCTGTTTGTTGTCTTCTTGGATTAATAAACTTCCCAGCACTTATATCATATAATTGTTCTTCAGATATAAACTTCTGCATTCCAGTAGCTGGATCAACTTCTCCAGAAGGAACCTGATTAACAACTTTAAGAAAATTATCTTTATCTACACCAGTTCCCATATTTTTAATCTGTGCAGATTGATAATCACGTAATGATTTACCTGTTAATGGTATTTCATTAGCATGTGCAATTGCTTCACTTGTCTGAGCATTCTGAAGAGGAACTGTTCCATTTTCAGCTGCCCAAGCATTGTTTCGATTATTATATCCATTCATCTGTTCTGCGTTGTAACTAACTATTCCAGCATTAGCAGCAGCCATTTCTGCAGCTCCAGTACTATATATTGGATTTTCATTAGCATCATAACCTATAATCTGTCTGAACTTCTTTGCACTGACAAATGGACGCTCAAGCGCAGGAGCACTATTATTGCCTGAACCATTAATAGTTTCCCTGACTACAGACTTACCAGTCTTTTCATCTTTCATCATAGAATAATTAATATCAGGATTCGGAGATCTGAGCATTTCCTTAATTCCACCTAACCGATTCATTCTCTCTGTATCTTCAGCATACAAAAAGTTAGACTGGGCAGGTTTCTGAATGCTGCTCGGTGAAGTATTATCAGTAGCTGGATTACTATTATTAATTTGTGATATTGGTTTTTGTGGCTGCGTGATAGGTCGATCTGAAAGTTGAGAAAGTTTTGATTGACTTCTCTGTTTCTCCCTTGATATTTCATTAGGATCTGCTGCAAATGCCTGCCCAGGAATGTCTTTAAGTGGAGTTGTCTTGTCATCATTGAGAAAACTTTGCGTAGTAGCATTCATCACAAAAGGACTTGTATCTGCCGGCTGGCCAGTAAAGCCTCGATACATATTATTACCAACTCGTTCAAGTGCCCGAGGAATAAGTGCAGCTGTATCAATGGCAGTTCCTGCTAATCCAGATACAAGTGGCCCACCTATCTTACGAACACCACGACCAAGCAGAGAAGAAGCAGTTTGATTTTCCGGTGCAGCTAGATATTGTAATCCTACTGGTTGACGATCTGTCCCTAGGTCTTCTGTGTTTGAAAATCCCTGATCTAACAGTAATTTTCTTTTCTCTTCAGGTGTCATATTATTCTCCATTACAACAGTTGCGTTCAGTTATGCTCTGACTGAAACTATATTGATCAGATACGGAAGTACCATAAGATTTACTCTTGCCACTGCTATCACTTCTGCTCTGGCTATAGCCTAAGTTGGCTCCTGCACTAACGCTGGACAGTGCCGCAGCTGCAAGTTGACTGGCAATCTGCGCCTTGGCCTTAATCAGTTCTGCATTAATTTCAGCCTGTGCTGTCTCAATTCTCGCTAGCATATCACCATAGCGTAACTGAATCTCTGAGTTAGCTATTGCTACTGAAGTTTCAGCTTTATAACTATCTACTAAAGCAGCAACAATCGAGGAAAATTTCTTAATCTCTCCATCAAAAACCTGAAGTTTCAATCCTTCAGCCTTAGCTTGAATTTCTGCTTGACTGACGTTTGCTGAAATATCTGTTTTATATTTTTCAAGTTCAGCCATGAAGATATTAACTTCACCTTGACTCTTCTTGACTTTTGCATCAAGTACTGAAACATCAATCTCACTGCGAGTCTTATATGCCTCAACTACTTTTCCGTATCCCTCAACTTGATAGGAATACATCTTAGCTTTTTCAGACTCTCCAGCAATCTTAGCCTGATAGAGATTGTACTCAGCAGTAACTCCCTCAATCTGTGCTTTGTATGCCTCAACATATGCCCGGAACTGCTCGACTCTGATTCCATTAATTTCAGAAATGACTTTCTGACCTTCTACTTTGGCAAGATAGATTTTCGACATCGTATCGATTGCAGCCAGTTGTTTACCATACAGATCAACAGTCAAGGCTTGCATCTCAATAGAAAGTTTCCTTCCTTCGATGGTTGCCTTGTAAAGTTCTGCCTTGGCAAGTTCAGCCTGTAATCTTGCTTTGAAAATCTCTGCTTCGGTCTTGTACCCTTCCAGCCGCGCCGAGAAGGCTTTGACCCGGATATCATATTCCTGAATGAGGAATTCAAGAGTTACCTTGGATGCCTCGAAGGCCCGCTGCTGGACGTTGTTGAATAACGTCATGTATGACTGCTCAAGCGCCAGGCCCTTGTCGATGATGAACGTCGAATACTGGTAGGCGAGGTCGGCGGACTTGACCATAATGTCCCTGGTCAGATCCTCCCTGACAAACGCGCTCTGAAGTTGTGCCTCGCTCAATCTCGCAACCAATGCTCCTTGTGGGAGCCGTGAACCCCTGGAGGCGAAGTCGTTCAGGGCGAGCAATTCATTTTTCTGCAATTCCGCGTCAAGCCGGGTAATCGCTCGATCATAGATGGCCTGCTCGACTTCCGGCAACATTCCCTGGCCGCCGTTGAGAATCCCGTCCTCAATCTTCAGTCTCAGCATCCGATTGAAATCAGTATCGTAGGCCGCCTCATTCCAGACATAGACCAGATCAGGAGATGTTAAATCAGTAGTTGGAAAGATTGCTGCAAACTCAGGCAGTGCAAATACTGGTTCATCAGGAGGTAAGATTTCCCTGAGAACTGGAAGAGGTGGCGCTGCAGGTATTTCTGCATCAGATGGAAGATTAATTGCCAGTTCTGCCGGTGGAGTCTGTGTAAAGGTTGGTGGCAGTGTGGTCGGCGCTGCTGGTATAAAAAAGTTCGGCAGCGGAACATTAAACTCAGGAACACTCAGAGGAATAATATCATAATCCTCAAGTACCGGAGCAGTTGAAGTAAAGATTACTGGAGAAATGTTAATTGGTGTAATCGTCGGACTGACTGGAGTAATCGGCACTAGTCCTGATATGCCCGCTGGCGAGCCAATAGTAATCGGAGATGGTGGACCCCAATTAAAGTCAACGCTAGTCCCTGCTCCTGCACTTCCTAAATATCCTAGTGCCGTGCTGAATGTCTGGTCAGCATAATCTTGTGAAAGCGCGAATCTGCCAGCCACCAGGCTGTGCGTGACCTCTGTAGTCAACGGGTCTTCTGTTACGTAGTCGTCTGCTGGGTATCCTAATCCTGCCATATTATGCCTCTATCTCGTATTTGATTAAACCGAGGAAAATCTCACCTTGAAATAAAACGCCTAAAAGATCAGCGTCAGAAATACCCATAACCCCTGACATTTCGTGCCGACTCAAACCATCAATAGAAGGAAATAGTGTGGTCGATAACGCATTGTCAGAATTAGGGCCGACATAGCAGTACATATAGTCGCTGAAGTTGTCGAACTGCCTGACCCCCGCCGCCATTAAACCTGTGATAGCCGCCATGTTTTCAGGCCCATAATACTTCAACCCGTTGCCTTCATACTGCGGATATGCGTCTGCTGACTCTTCGCGCAAAGGAAATACTGAAGTGTCAACCCTGAAATAATCACAATATTGGTGTGTTATCGATTCCGTCAAGACATCGTAGTCGGGGAATGGGACAGAACAAGGTTCAAACGGTCTTGCCCCGTGATAATAGTAAGAAGAGGCATGATACCTATAACAGACTGCAAGGTTGTCGTATGCATCCAACTCAATCCTTACTGAATATTGAGAGTTCCAAGGAACTGTACTCTCATTAATTATCGTTCTAATCCAATCATCGCCTTCGCTAAAAGATGAAAGTGGATCGTCAAAATAAAATGAATCGACAAGGGAAGTATCGGTCCACGGAGGGGGAGGCACGGAGCCTCCAGATTTTGTTATGTACTTTCTCGACCTCACATCTTCGGTGGAGCTTGAATAACTTGGGATGCCTATATCTGTTCCAAGAACCAGAAGGTCTTGAGTGTTGTAATTTGAGTGGATACCTGTAAGAGATTCATACCAGGTCATTGCTCCCCCGCACGTTGTCGAGGATTGCCCTAACAGGGATATTACCTCGCTTGCACCTGAATCTCCGTCTACCCATTCATATTCATCAGGGATAATTCCGGTCTGAGCGATGAAAAACAATCCAGGGGGTTCAATGCTATCTTCAATAAGATCGACCCCAACAGAAATGAGTTGTTTGTCCAGATCGGCCTCGACATTATCGTCAAACGCCGTTGCCGGTATCTCATGAATATTTGGGAAGTAATAGTACGGCCCTTCAAACGTGCCAGATAGGCAAGCAATCCAGTGCAGATTATCATCGCTCCTAATAACCGGAACAATCTTCTCAACCTCATCAACGCTCTTCTTTGGTACAGGTGGAACTTCACCGCCCAGTTGTGTCATTGGCGAAATGATGTGAATATCTTCCTTGCCGTGCACGACCTTGAACGTAGCTACCGATCCATCATCAAAATATTTGATACCTGAGATGATGGGAAGATTGTTGACGTTGATCATCTTCATCTTGCCAAGGTGCGCCCGTGCTTCGTGAAAATGAGAGTGCGCCCGTTCGTGATCGCCGGTCAAGGCGTACTGAGTGCCGTCATGAGTAAAATTCTTCGTTGGAACATTTTGTTCCCGCTCAGCCTTACCTCGAATCTCATCCCAATTCTTGTTCATAAACCATGCCTACGATTGACCAGAACAAAAATTCCATCAATAAAGTCTATCGAAAAGTCAGACCCAGCAACATTAGCGACTGTAATCTTCCAGTATTCATCTTTCTGCTTGCTACTTATAGGAACTTCAAGTGTATGCTGTACGAGAGTTGTATCTCTTGGAGTCACAGTATAAGTCATAGTCGGAACGTACGCCTTGGGGGTATCCACCTTGATTGTCATACTTCCAGTAAATTCTCCTCCAAGATATAACTTTCTGCCCTGCTTCACATGATCATCACCAAGTTGAGATGGTCCAAGTTCAAACCAAGCCGAAATGCTTCGTTCATCCGAAGTGGTAGTATAAACATCTTTCAACCCACCATCCAAAGTAAATATTCCATCAGGACTTGCACCTAATGGTCTGCCTTCAAACATGGTAAACGAGTTGAAAGCAGCAGGATATGAATGCTGAGTAACTGCCCCATTTCTAAGATTAACTTTAACCGTTGTCATATCCGCGCCTATATCTGATTATTTCGTCTGAGGTTGTAGTAAAATCTGTTGGCAAATCAACTCCAATAAAAAATTCACCTACAGATGGTGGAGTATTACCAGAGAAAACCATTGTTGTTTCTTCTCCAATAACAAACGCACCATCCATTTCAGGAGTTAGTCCAGAGAATGAAAATTCACTGACAAGAAAATCAAACGATCCATCCATAGCAGGAGTCGTTCCAGAGAAAGATCCATACTGTTCATAATCACCAGTGAACGCACCTTCCATTGCAGGAGAAAAACCTGCAAAGTTTATCGCTTGTTCAATATCAAAACTGCCCAACATTGCTGGAGACTTGCCAGAGAATGATCCCCAGTTTTCTTCTTCTAACTCAAACGCTCCTTGCATGACTGGAGTCTTACCAGAAAACTCAGCACCAAATTCAAAAGCTCCTTGCATAACCGGAGTATTGCCCATGAAGTCGGCATACTGGATTTCCTCAAGGACGAACGCGCCGGTCGAGGCAGGCGTTTCCCCTGAGATTTCCATGCCGAACTCAAATACACCAGCCGAAGCAGGAGTCTCCCCGGCGAAGTCGTGCGGATAGACAAACGCCCAATCCCCCTGCATCTGCGCCGTGTTGCCGGAAAACTCTACGGTATCGGCAAATAAGAAAGCCCCCCGCATATTCGGAGTCGTCCCGGCAATCTCCATGAACTGTTCGATAAGCGGAGTCTGCGCGGTAATCCGCATCAGCCCCGTTGATGGGCGGGGCGAAACGTCAACCGAAACAGTCGGAGTCTGCCCGGTAAATACAAGTTCCTCTGAAGAGGGATAAACAGCGACCCCTGTTGTCGCTACAGGGGTCCCGGTTGTAATGGTTACGTCTTCGGTTGACGGAGCGACAGCAGTTGCAGGGATGTTCCCGGATAACGTTAAGTCAGCAGTTGCAGGGGTAATGGCAGGTATCCAAGAAAAGACCTGCGCGGAGGCATTGACCCATGTATGAGTGAATGAGGCAGCGGTTTCCCAGTTTACATTGTCATCACTCCAGTCAATGCTGAACCCTGCGGGAGCGCGGTTGTAGTCCGTTGATCTTGGAGTTATTGACACCTCAAGCAAGGCTTTTTCTACACCGCTGCCGAAATCATACTTCCACCAGTGGGGCAAAAGCACGATTGTCTTCGCTGCGGTCTGCCAGTAGGTCGTCGTGTTATCATCAACAGCATTGGCAGCGGCACCGCCCGAGGAGCTGATTGCAGAGGCAGTCCCTGCGCCAGTCTGGTCCGCCCCTCCTACGCTCTCACGCAGTTCCACCTCCGCAATGGCAGAATAACTTCCTACGACAGCAGTTATATATATCCTCCAATATCTGTGCCCCATCAGACCCTCTTATGCCATTTGGAAAATTCCAGTAGCGGGCAACGTAATCAAAAATACCTGCCCGCTGGTAACACTGTGGTCTGCCGGTGTGGTGTCGAGAAGGCTGTAAGAAATTAAGGTTTTATTCGCATCGGTGTTGTCGTAGAACACAGCATACCGAGCAGCAATCCCCGAAGCCCCTGCAGTCCAGGTTGGGTCGTCACAGTCCCACGTCTGCGTTCCTGCTGAATTTGTCCAAGACTCATTCGTTACCGCAAGGCCACCAGCCGTGTACCCATCCTTGGAAATCTCATTTGCAGAGATATCCGCCCAGTTTGCGTGTGCCGCCAAATCGGGGGTCCAGGACGAAGCAATGAGAGCGCACCGAATATCGTCACTGTCGAGGTCAATGAGCTTCTGTCCTAACCTGTTCTTGAATGTGTGGAATACTGCAAATTGAGAAGCGCTCATGGATTACACCCCATACTGATACGGGAAGGTGAACGAACCGGAGTTGAGGTAATAGGTCTTGCCCAACTGGATTGCAGTCGTGGCAACCAAAGCGTCAACTCCTGAAGTCGTGCCGACCGACATATCAATTCTCGGAAGAGTCGTTGAGAGAAGGCCATTATCGGCGGGATTAGCACAAAGTCGAATCCAACCAGCAGTACCATTTGCAAGCCCAGTACCTTTAGGAGTCTCTGCAGCAGCAGTCGTGATAACACCAGCAGACGAGACATCAAAGTTCAATCCATTTGCAGCAGCACCATGAGCAAACGTCCCGCCGTTGTTAGTATATTCTACCAGTAGTGTCGCAGTTCCGACAGCGGCATCTGCGGTAACAGGTTGTGAACCGGAATACTCACGCATTACGAAATTCCGCATAATATCACGAAGTGCTCCACCAGAGGCTGCAACGATAGCAAAGATCGTACCCGCTGCTTCCGTAGTCGGTGCCGGAGTAACGGTCAATGCGCCAGCTAAAGCAGCAGTGATGGTGAACGTGGTATTGTTATTAGCCGTACCAAATGCCTTGACCAGATCGCCAACAAGAAAGCCTGCGGTCAGCAGACCATTGCCAGAATCCCGAATCTCGCCGGTTGCATTGTCAAAACTGATCGTGTTTGCTGCTTTTGCTGCATGAATGGTTGCCCGACCTGTACCATACATTTTGTCGCGTAAACCTGTGCTAAACCGAATTGCCATTGTACATCTCCTTTATTTGATGAACTGCGCGAGTAAGGTTGATCCATCAATGAGGATCGCACCTGATGTATAAGGAGGAATCAAGTTAATTTTTCCCTCCGTAATGTTTGTTACATTGCCTGATGCATCACCGAACATAATGCCTTGATTAGTCAACCAGAAAGCAACCTCAGTCTTACCTCCAGGCTGCCAAACATAATTTCCATCCTGGCCCATGGACATTGCCCCAACTGCTGGCTTGCTTGACCACGACAAAGCAGGATGATTATCAACCACTTTCCAATCTGGTTTTAACTGATCTCCTGAAACAAAATGTGTCTTATCTGATTCAGAAATATAAATCCCACCATCGACAGGACGAACCATCGTTACTGCAGATTCAAGCGACAAGTATCCATCTGCCGGAGCAAACAGATCAGGACCATATGCTTCTGAATACCTGACAATCTTTCGATCTTCAGCTATACCAGCCACATACATTCGACCATTCCAATATCCTAGAATATTCCCAGTCGGCGGGTCTTCATATATTCTTGTTTGATTGTTAGAATAAACTGTTGCTGCTTTTACCCAAAGCTGATTAACTCCATTTACAATCTTGCCTTTCTGTATTCCATTGCTCCAATAACCAATACCGTCCACCACTTCACAACAGACCGGAGCAGGCGTAATGGTAGCAATCTGCACATACCCAGAAAACCCTGGCTTAAGTAACCACAAACCATTATCTATCACGAACAAACAATACTGGCCAATCTGATAAATTGAATGAGCATTCTCAGGAACACGCTTAACAGTTCCTCGTCTCCGCATGATCATGTTGCCATCAGTAATGTCGATGTTCATGCAAGCAGCAAGATCAACCAGCCCTAGTTGTCCAGGAAATCCACCTTGTCCCTGAGAATATGGAGAACGCGATGGATCTGGCTGTGTTCGTAATCCAGAAGAACCCTTGATTATTGAAAGTTTCATAACATTACCTAAGAGCTAATCCACGAGTATAAGATGGAATTGTTAATTCAAGTGTTCTCATAGCACTAAGAAAACTGTTTTTAAATCTAGTAGTATTTGGTGTTTCGCCCTCAATACCATCTTCAATATGTTCCCAAGCTTTCCATGCAGCAAAATTCACTAACAAAGATATATGTAAATGAGAAGGAATTCCATCAGGAACATCAGCATCAAGAACCATATCAACAGGTTTTCTATAATAATGCAATGTTAATGTTTCAGCACTTGTAGGAATACCTTGATAATATAATTTCCGTCCGTGTTCAATAGCCTCAGAAATTCTTCCTGCCTTATTCAGCAGCGGATAAGTTTCTGCAAACTCAATAAACGAATGTGCTATATCAATCTCACTTCCTGTAGGCGAAACTACTAACTGCAAATCTCGATGAAAATTAGTAGGCATAGCTACATAAGCAGCTGTAGTTGAAGTTGCTACAGTACCTATAGTAAATAATTCTGGTAATGGTGGAGTAAGTGCATTCGGTATTGGATTCTCAATTCCATCTAACAATGATGGCATTCCACCTGCAATCTCAGAAACTCCTTGATTAATAAAACCACCTAAAGAAGCAGTCAAAGAAGGATCAGCAACAAGAACATCAGCTTTACTTTTTAATTCACTAAAAGTAGTCATAAGTAGCCTTAAAGATCATCTGGAGTTATTGGTGTAGTTATAAAATTTTCTTCAGGTTCAGGCCTATGCACAGGAACACTTTGCTTCTCGCCTAACGGCTTCGGATCAGTATAATGTGGATGCTTTTCTTCCCAGCATGTATCAGCACAAACAAACAACTTATCCCAAGTCATTCGGCATTCAGATGCATATCTTTGGAAGCCGCATTGATCACAGATTACTAAATAATCACCAGGTTTATATGACATTATTTACTCTCATTAAACATTAAAACCAGTTAAGCAACTCATCCTTCACGATAAAAACGATGCCCTTTGATCTCAACAATGAATTTCATACCTTTGACCCAATATGGAGGTTGATGATTAGGCATACCCAATAAAGCGTAATAATGTGTTGCTCCATAAAGTGTATCACCAGCCAGCCATTCATTGAGTCCTGCCTGAGCATTTTCCAATACCTTTGCTGCTGTGACAACATTTCTAATCCAAACAGATGGATGATCTAGCCCCAAGTTAAAACAACTGAATTGTTTCCGCGACAGCACAACATTTGACACTGGCCAGTTATTTTTCTTCGCCCGATTGAGAATAACCTTGGCAACTGCTTTCTGGCCAACAACTGATTCACCTCTAGCCTCATGATAGATTGTCAAAGTTAGCCAAAACAGGGATTGTGTTATATCCATTAACTCACCACCTTCCTTGCAAAAGCACATTCTCCACCGCGCTTCATAAACACTTCAGCAAAGTCATCAAGATCCATCACCCAATATCCACCACGAATACGATTCCACAATGGCCATGAGTTTGGGCCTCCGATGATTCGATGATATAGATTAACAAAGGTAGCTGCTGAACAATGTCCACCAACTACTTCTCCACCAGGAGTACTCAATCCATCCACTTCTCGCGGATACATCATACCCTCAGTCCATTCAAGCCCAAGTATCGCTGAACCATAATAAGCAATTCCGCGAATCACTTCATCAACAGTCCGTGCTCGACAATACGACTCAATTAATCCTTCCTGCTTTGCAGTTTGCATTACGGCTGCAAGAGAAGTTCCATAACTAATTGGCTTCGATCCAGGCCGTTCAGAACCAGGCCACTGATCATTATCTTGACATCTAAAGTAAAATTCAAGAGCCCATTCATCTCCAAGAGTTCTTATCCCAGGTTCATGCTCAAGAAATGCTGCAAATCCAAATCCACCACAAGCACTCCAATCACCCTGATTAAGCAAAGGCTCCTTGAATTTCTTTACTCGATACTTACTGATTAACTCTCGATATCGCAGATCAATACCATCATCAATCGGTGGGACAGCAAGAAGATTCGGTGCAGTAGGATCAGCTTGAAAGATCAAGCCACAACGAGGATCTTGAGTTTCACTACCATCTTTAAGTATCATATATCATCCGCCAGTAGTTACTTTTTTAACTGCCCAATATCCATATACCGTCGTTCCTGCTACTCCAGTCAAAATAAGAACAAGAAAAAACCTTCTGACTACTGTTCTATTATCATCCATCATGAGAGTGAATTTCTTATGCGCATCAACCATTGCCTTGAGATCACCCGGCTGGATAGCCGCAAATCTGCATTGCTCATCAGTATGTTGCTGTTTATAAACTACAGCCTCGATAATAGCAGTGATTGCTTCAAGATCTTCATTTGTAAGATTATATCTCCGTCTAGATCCTGCTCGGTCCCCATAACTGTGTCCGGCATATATGTCAACTTCTTCAGTCATTATATTGTCCTTTCATCGTCTTTATAAAGAGCATCTTCATTATCAGGTAACCGAGTGTCAAGGATCTTCGCCCAGTGATTATTCCTCGCTATCGCTAATCTTCTTAATCGATCTTTTACAATAGGATTCTGCAAAGGATCAACATCTTCCTCACGATTCTTAATAAACCAAGAAAAGAACAAGATTCCCATTGTACTTACTGCCGTAAGATACAGTCCACTGACAAAAATCATAGTCTTTATCTTTGGCCATACATCCATATCTGAAGCAAGAATAAGTGATACACAATTCAAGAAGAACCGACCATTAGCACCCAAAAAAGCACTCAAATTCTTTACTGAACAGGCCCATTCTACATCATGACAAAGTCCTGCAGGATTAAGCCTAGCCTTGCCAAAATGATCAGGAACTATCTTATCTCCCCATCCTTGTCCAGCACCAAGAAATGAAGGCCACTTCTCAGGAGGTAAATCATGTGGCCAGAGTGGAACTAAAAACTCTGGAACAGTAAGGTCAGCTCCATAATGAGACAGTTTGACAAAATTCATTTCTTCCTCCATATCCAAGGCTGCACCGGAGCAGGACCAGACCACAGCCCAACACGATTGCCAGCAGAAATACCTTGAAGCTTTTCCCATGCTTGACAAAATGACTTCTTACAATATTGTGGATAAACCCAAGCATAACCAGCAAGCAAAAGCTGCTCCTGTACACATTGCGTTCCGAGCATAACAACTGCAACTGTTCGTCCATAACGATCATAATGCTTAACATCAACAGGAGTAACAGCAACAACCTTACCCTTGATCATGACCTCAACAAAATCCTTGGCTGCAAGACCAAAGGCTTGTTTCTTTTCAGGAGAATCAATACCATAAAGCCGAACAGTTGTTAGGCCAGTCTCATCAACAACTTTAATTGTATCACCATCAATGACACTAACGACCGTCGCAGGCTTGGCATGAGCAGTTGAAACAGCAAGTAGAATAAAAAGTATTATAATTTGATACATATCTTTACACCTGTTGGTTGATAACGAAAGCATTCACAACTTATACCGGCTCTACCATGATCATCGAATGAGAAACATGGTCCAGGTTCCTTGCAGTACCGATCCTTGACAAAATGCAAACCTTCGTCATTTTTCTTGAACAACTGCAAACTGTCTTCCGCAATCACCCTCATCTCTCCCTCCAGAAAGTAAAGGTAAATCTTAGGCACAAACTACCAATACATCGTTACAGTCTTGCTGCTGTCTCCAAATGGAGCATGTAGATAAATACCTCCATGTGAGGTTCCTGTATTATCATCACCATCTCCATTTGCCCCAATGCCAGGCTTATAAACAAAACCATACATAGATGCTTTCGAGTTTCGACTACAATTCTCTTGGTCGCGGCAATTTTTCAAGGGGTTCTTGACGCTGAAGGTTTTCCCAGAAGTAAAAACAAACTTGATCGGACCTGGTCCTAAATCTTTGCCGCTCTTTGGAATTCGCCATGCCTGCCGACCCTGATTGCGAACCCCGTAACTGGTATAGGTCGCCTTGTGCTCGTATTCGCCAGTTGGTATAGGTCCTGATGGTGTTTCTCCTGAGGCTCCAGCTACGAAAGAATATT